GGTGCTGCTATGCGTATGAATAAATTGATTGAGGCTCAGGCTTATCAGGCCACTATGGCTGGTGATCATTCTGTGGCTCAATCTCAGTTGGCTAATACGCAGAAGTTTGGTTTGTCGTTGGATAATTTGATTAAGGAGGAGTTTTCCGCTCCGGTCGCTGCTCAGAATCTGGAGAATATGAAACGGGAGATGGATCATCTCGTTGCTTCTACGAAGCATATTGGTTCTCAGATTGAGACGGAGGCTATTGCGCGTCGGATTGCTGCTCTTGAAGAGCGGGCGCGTGAGTTGGGAATGCCTTCCCTGATTAACCAGTCTAATATTGATAGGACGTGGTATGGCGAACATGTTCGGCCTGTGCTTAAGGATATTTCTGGCATTACTGGTGCTGCATCTTCTGCTGTTGGCGCTGCTGTTGGCGCTCGTGCGGGTTCCGCACGTGTGGATGAGTCTGCTCAGCGTGTCGAGGAATCTAAATCTCGTGAGTTGAAGAATCGTTTACGTAATCGTAGGAGATAGTTATGTTGATTCGTTCTAGTACTAATCGTAAGGTGCCTCGCGCTGGTATCGTTTTTAACGATGTTTCTCTGGCGGTTCAGTCTGCTAAGCAGGAGACGGATATTAATACTATTGTCGAGCGTTTTGGCTTGACTGGGACGGTTCCGCAGAATGTGCGGACGCCTTTGAACGTCGATTTTAACGACGTGTTTGATTATCAGACGGCTATGAATGCGATTATTGAGGCTAAGTCTGCTTTTATTCAGATGCCTGCTGATGTCCGGAAGCGTTTTAATAACGATCCGGGTGAGTTTGTCGATTTTGCTTCTGATCCGAAGAATCAGGAAGAAGCGCGGAAGTTAGGTCTTGCGCTTCCTGTGGTTGTTGATATTATTGATCCGCCGGTTAAGGTTGAGATTATCAACCCGGCTCCTGTGGAGAAATAAATGAAGTATGTTTGTTGTTCTGTCAAGGATTTTGCGGCTGATGTTTTCGCTCAGCCGATGTTCGTTCCTTCGCGTGGTGTCGCGATTCGTGCTTTCCGTCAGGAAGTCACGCGAGAGGCTGATAATAATCAGCTTTTTCGTAACCCCGGTGATTTTGCTTTGTATGTTGTTGGGGGTTATGATGATGCTTCCGGTAAGTTCGATAATCTCGAATCTCCGGAGCTGTTGATTCGCGGTGCCGACTGTAAGGAGTGAGTTATGAGCGATTTTGATACGTTGTATAATCGTTTGAAGGCCACGCGAGAGCGTCAGGCCGCCATTTTGGCGACGACTGATAAGGAGATCGCCGCTCTTGATCGTTTGATGGGAAAGGGCAATCAGGTCGATCTCGTTGCAGCTGCTCTTGCGGCGAATACGTCGACAGCTGGTAAGCGTTAACACAGTAGGCTCACTTGATGTCTACTGTGTAGGTGGTCCTCTGGACTACCTTGGAGTTAAGAGGTAGGGTGCCCTTGGCCCTACCTTTTCTCATTTCTGGAGGTTGATATGCGTGGTTCTCCTAAGCGTAATCATGTTTCTAAGGGGAAGTCTGCTTCCCAGTTCCGTAAGAATGTTGGTCATACTAAGGCTGTGAATATTAAGGCCGGCCCGATGCGGGGCGGTATTCGGCTTTAGTGTGCCTTGCTACAGTCCCCTGGAAGCCCATAGGGCGGAAGGGGGCGGTAAGCTTGTGTTTGGATCTGCCAGGGGTCAGGCGACCTCTGGTGAGATCTCAGTGGCTTGTGGTCAATGTATTGGCTGTCGGATCGATCGATCCGTGCAATGGGCTACTCGTGTGATGCATGAAGCCCAGATGCATGAGTCTTCTGTTTTTGCTACGTTGACCTATGATGATGAGCATGTCCCCTATGGTGGGGTTTTGCATTATCGTCATTTTCAGTTGTTTATGCGCTCTCTGCGCTTGCGTTTCCCGAAGTGTCGTTTTTTTATGTGTGGTGAGTATGGCGATACTACATGGCGCCCCCATTATCATGCGGCGCTCTTCGGTGTTTCGTTTGGTGATCGGTATCCATGGCGTAAGTCTGGTGCCGGTTTTCAGTTGTATAGATCCCCTCTTCTTGATTCTCTCTGGGGTCGAGGCTCTGCCGAGATCGGCGAACTCTCGTTTGAGTCGGCGGCATACATTGCCCGTTATTGTATGAAGAAGATCACGGGTGATCGTGCGGTTACCCATTACGAGCGACTTGTTCCCGATACTGGTGAGGTGGTGTCGCTGCCCCCGGAGTTTATGCGTTGTTCTTTGAAGCCGGGGATTGGTGCCCGTTGGTTTGAGGCTTATCGTGCCGAAGTTTTTGCGCACATGGGGTGCGTTGTTGATGGACAGATTAAGGCTGTCCCGCGGTATTATCGCGATTTGTTTACTGATGATGAGTTGTTTGATTTCACTATGAAGCGGTACGCTGAGTCTGTTGGTGGTGTCGATGGTTCTTATGAGCGTTTGCGCGTGCGCGAGATTGTTGCGCGTGCGGGTCTTGCTACTAAGGTTCGTTCACTTGATTAAAGGATACTTATATGTTTCGTAATCAGTCTGTTGATGTTCATCAGTTTGCTATGGTTCCGAAGTCCGATATTCCTCGGTCTTCGTTTCGCATTCAAAAGACGTTGAAGACTACTTTTGATGCTGGTTGGTTGATTCCTATTATGTGTGAGGAGATCTTACCGGGTGATACGTTTAATACACGTATGACTGCGATGGTCCGGCTTGCTACTCCGATTGTTCCTATCATGGACAATCTTTATTTTGAAACCTTCTTTTTCTTTGTCCCGAATCGGCTGATGTGGTCGCCGAATTGGGAGTTGTTTATGGGTGAGCGTTCACCTAATACTAACTCGTCGATTTCTTATATCATTCCGACGACTGATTCCCCTGTCGGGGGATACGCGGTTAACTCGCTGGGGGATTATTTTGGATTACCTACGGTCGGTCAGGTTGATGCGGGTGAGTCTATTACGCATAACGTCCTGCCGTTTAGGTGTTATAATTATATTTATGATGAGTGGTTTAGAGATCAGAATTTGATCAATAAGGTTACGGTGCCTGTTGATGATGGTCCTGATACTAATTCTTTGTACACTCTTTTGCGGCGTGGTAAGCGTCATGATTACTTTACGTCCGCGTTGCCTTTCGTTCAGAAGGGCACTGCAGTTTCGTTGCCTCTTGGCACGTCTGCTCCGGTTACTATTTCTCCGCTTGGCAGTCCTGCGATTCCGACATTTAACGCTGTCGGGGAGGCCACTGGCTTCCAGTTGGGCGGTAATAATAGTGCTGATCTGCGCGTTTTCTACAATACCGCCCAGTTTGGTGCTGCTACTCCTCTTTCTTGGAATGCTCCCGCGTTGACTGGTGTTGCTGATCTGTCGTCGGCCACTGCTGCGACAATTAACCAGTTGCGGCAGGCTTTCCAGATCCAGAAGTTGTTGGAGCGGGACGCTCGTGGTGGTACTCGTTACACGGAGATTATTCGTGCACACTTTGGCGTCATTAGTCCTGATGCTCGGCTACAGCGTCCTGAGTATCTCGGTGGTGGATCTACTCCGATCTCAATCAATCCTATTGCGCAGACCTCTGCGTCTTCGATTGATGGTTCCGATACTCCTGCCGGTTCTCTCTCTGCTATTGGTCATGCTGTGGCTAGGAATCACGGTTTTACTCAGTCGTTTACTGAGCATGGCTATGTAATTGGTCTTTGTAATGTTCGGGCCGATCTTACTTACCAGCAGGGTCTGCGTAAGTTGTGGTCCCGTTCTACTCGTTATGATTTTTACTTTCCTGCTTTCGCTATGTTGGGCGAACAGGCGGTTTTGTCTAAGGAGATTTATTGCGATGGTACATCCGGTGATGAGACGGTTTTCGGTTATCAGGAGCGTTGGGCCGAGTACCGTTATAATCCTTCGCAGATTACTGGTTATTTACGCTCTACGGCTTCGGGTACCATTGACATCTGGCATTTGGCTCAAGATTTTGCCACGCGTCCTACGCTGAATGCTACGTTTATTAATGATACTCCGCCCGTTGATCGTATTACGGCGGTTTCTGCTGATGCCTTTGGCACTCAGTTTTTGATGGATGCTTTCTTTGATATCAAGGCCGCTCGTCCGTTGCCGTTGTATTCGGTGCCGGGCCTTGTGGATCATTTCTGATGGATCCGATTCTCGGTGGGGCTCTTATCGGGGGAGGTTTGGACCTCCTCGGTGGTTTGTTTGGTAACAAATCGTCGGCTAAGGAGGCCGCGAAAAATCGTGATTTTCAGGAGCGTATGTCTAACACGTCTTATCAGCGTGGTGTCGCGGATCTTAAGGCGGCTGGGATTAATCCTATGCTCGCTTATATGAAGGGTGGCGCTTCGTCTCCTTCTGGTGCTACGGCTTCGCAGGAGAATCCCATGCGGAATGCCGGACAGATTGCGTCGTCTGCTGGTGCTGCTATGCGTATGAATAAATTGATTGAGGCTCAGGCTTATCAGGCCACTATGGCTGGTGATCATTCTGTGGCTCAATCTCAGTTGGCTAATACGCAGAAGTTTGGTTTGTCGTTGG